GTCCGTAGTTCACACACGTCAATCCACGACACACCGCGTAAACCGTTCGCAAAACTAGCGAAGGCAAGGTTCACAGATGAGTAGACGTTGATCGTCCTCATCCCACTCCCACCGAGGGCCGCCGCTGGACGGCAGCCTAGACTCGGCCAAAACGACCTCCCCCTTTTGAACGGGGGGGGTAACGATGGACTTGGTATTGAACGAGAGTTCGCCACCATACCATCCCATCCTACGCGCACGAGAGTACGCGGCGGACGGCCTTATCCGTAAGCGCTGGAACGCACGGAAAGACAAGGGTTGTCGCTCGGTTTGAAACGAGCGACCGTTTATCCACAGGTCCAGAGAGACCTCTAACTTCTCCAAGGAAGTTGCGTCCTTTGAAAGGACGTAACGACCATCATCGAGCCCAGTGGATCGAGGTAAGTCCACGTAACCGCGCCGTTTGAGACGGCGTTCGTACTTGAACGTTTCCAAGACCCGGAGATCGAACCCGAGCTGGCTCGGACGCAACACCCAGCGCGATTTCGCCTTCGCAAGCGAAAAAGCCCGTTCCCACACCGTCCCGGCCGCACGACACACAGCGGCCTGGTGCACGTGACCCTGGAGGTCACGCGTACCACCCCCCCTTCGTAAGTGCCTCACCTCTCGCCATCTTCCACGAGTCTCCCTAAGGAAACAAGTAGAGTTGATCTCGGCGACGCCTTTAAAGCGACCGGTCTTGGACTCGTTAATGATGGCCCACTCAGGGTAATCACTATTGAGCACAGGACGGGGGCAGCTTATCAGGCAGTCGTCACCATTGATCAAAATACTTGCGTCCACGTCCCTAGTAGCCCACCGGGCGGCTACATAGGACTGAAGACAAAGTAGAGGAAAGGAGAGGTAGGTGCCCATCATCTGACCGTGGGTGACTTCGCAGCCATCTACAGTCGGACGTAGGGATTCCACAGCGTCCTGGCGCACACGACCAGGAACCTTAACACAGTGCGCTAGAAGCGCACTAAGGATGGTGTCGGCGACGTCTAATCTGAGATTATCAGTCGCACCAACCAAATCAACGGAAGTCTGCCATTCATACAGACACGTCCCGGCGATTTTGGACTCAGTAGGCGGGCCTACTAACATCCAATCCTTCCGCCCCAAATACGAGTAGAGGCACTCGTGAAGGGGGCCCAAGGTGTCCCAACGGTAAGTTGGTATTCCGAGGGGCCTCAACTTCCCAGCGGAAGGAACCTCCTTGTAGCGGAGCTTCCAACCGCCTGAACCAGAGGGAATAGGACCTCCCGACCGAACCCTGGCCTGAAAACTCGTCCAAGACGAGTTCGAAGACCAAAATTCGGAAGAGAATCCGCGATCATAACGAGCCGATCGCTTAGGGAAGAAACTATGACAAGAGCCAAAGTATTCCCGGTCCCATCCCAATGGACAGACCTCACGTACCACCTCAGCTGCGAAGCAGAGGTAATCCGGAGAAGAAGAGGGGGGGTTAGGGTTGCAGGCCTTGTCGTGCCAGGCGCTGCGGAGAGAAGGGGGGGGGTGGAGGCTGCAATAGGCAGAAGGGAGACCCTTCTTAATGGAGCTAACGCTGTGCGCGAGTTCCCACCTTTGGCGGCGACCGAGACGGAGGAGGAGAGGAAAACCCTGGGGGTCCCATCCGAGCTGGGCTCGAGGGAAGGGAGTAGAGACCCGGCTGGACCGGGGGGAGAGAAGGAAGAGGAGATACTTGCCAAGATCGGTAGGTTTGAGATCCGGTAACTCGCCACTGCCAAGGCAGTAGCGCACCCGAATAAGTCTCAATCCAGTCCGAATGGTCTCCTCAGTACGAGCCGCGTTAACGCGACAAGTACAGCGAACCCCACCACCGCTAGCGGTTTGACGTGGGGCAAGACGCGAAGGACAAAGTGGGTCGTTCGCCATATTCTGAAAGGAAAGAATATGAGATGGATCGGAATGCCG